AGATTCTTTGGCTCGTTCTAACGCTGGAACAAGAACATCCATTGTTAGTTTGCCCTCTTTCGCCATATTGCGAAGCTCGCCGGTTGTAACGCCTAAACCAGTTGCAATCGCTTTCGCTAATGCTGGCGTTTGCTCCATTACGGAGTTAAATTCATCACCACGAAGAATCCCACTTCCTAACGCTTGCCCGAACTGTGTCAAGGCCGCATCCGCTGCACCTGCACTTGCACCAGATACCGCAACAGCTTTAGATACTGTTTCAGTTAAACTGGCAACCTGTGCTTGGCTAATTTTTAATGTTTCGGCATTTTGAGCAAATCGTTGATAAACTCCAGAAGTCGCATTAATGCTTTGGTTAGTTTTTAATGCGATATCGAAAACATTGTTTAAACCTTTTGAGCTACTAATTGATGCACTTTCGACTAATCGAAGTTTGTTTTGAATTTCTGTGTATCCATCGGCAAAACCTTTTAATTGATTTGCACCAAAACCAGCTATACCAGCTTTGAAGAGGTTCGCAGATACACGATTGAGCGAATTCATCGACCGCTCAATATTGCTTAATTGTTTTGTCGTGGTATCAGTAAAGCGTTTCACTCTGCCTTGTGCGTTATTGATACCACTTTGGAATTTAACCTGATCTAACTCAAGTTGAATATTCAAGTGTCCTAATGAGCCTGCCATTTTTACTCCGTTATCTATTTGCTAAGTAATCGGCTGAACCGTCATCAAAATCTTCTTCTTTTTTCTCTTTGTAAAAAGGCATAAAGTCTGAAAGCTCTGGCGGTTTGCCTTTCGGATCACGATTAACCATTGCCAAAACGTGCGAAATTTGAGCCGAACGATAATCATCTCGCCACAACCCGAACGGTTGCTCTTCGTAAAATAGACGGTATTCCTGTAAATGACTTTCAGGCATCTGCTCAATTTCTTCTAGCGTTTTCCCGAGAGAAAGTGACAGGTTTATTTGGAACTTTCTTCGGCTGGTGAGTTTTTTGGTTCACCGTCCATAATGGCTTGGTTAAGTTGCTCAATGACAGCTTTATCAAGTTGAGATAATGCCTCTAAGTCGTTTTCATCTTCGGCATTGAATAGGTTTTCACCGTATTCATCACATAAACGCATAGCGATTGTGCGAGTTAATTTGTGCTTGTCGTAAACTTTGGCTAATTGCTCGGTTAGGGTATCTTCATTACTAAAATCAAGCGTAATACCTTGACTTTCAGCAATGCGAACTAATTCTTGCTGTTGTCCGTATAAGGCTTTGTTCATTTCGCCAACGGTAAACTCTCGGATGTAATAGGTGTCGCCTAAAATTTCCACGGGTTTAACTGTTGGTTTGTGTGATAAAAGTTTATCTCTTAAATTCATTCGTTCCGCCTTAGAAAAAGAAAACCGAGAGGATTAACTCTCGGTCTTGTTATTTACGCTGCTGTAGGTAAAAAATAATCACGTTTCGCTTTTTTAATGGTTACGCCAGATTCAAATTTACCTTTTACTTCACCGCTGAAGTTAGGTGATGTTTGAATAAAGCCAGTACCATATAAAGCACCTTGATTGTTTTTCAAAATCATCAACCAAGGGAACGTTTCTTTGTTGTAGAATTTTTTACGCAAATCTTGTTGCATTGTGGTTGCCGGTGCGTAGTAGAAAGAGAGCTTAATTGAACCGTATTCAATTTCGCCCGCTTCTGTTTCTGTACCCTCTGAACACATTGTAGTGATGTCTGTTTCGCCCAATGTATCACCATCACCATCAATCTGTTTAATAGCACAGAAATTGCTTGATAGTTGGATTTTTGAAACTTTAGCCTTAGTGAAGTCAGTAGGTTTATCAAAACCTTTCCAATCCACCTCATCGGCAAGTGTTACGGTATCAGTAGAAACAGATTTCACAGGATATGAACCGTCTAACGCACCTAAGCCAGTGATACGGATAAAATCACCAGCTTTTAAGCCGTTACCTGTTGCGGTAATTGTGGCATTTGGCGTAACAGTACAGTTTGAAATAGCTTTTTCTGTATCGTAGCCAACGCCTAAGTAAAACTTAGTCCCTTGAAAAGGGGTTGTTTGTGTTGCCATTGTTATTCTCCATAAGCAATTTGGTAATTGATTGTTCTGCGGTGCAGTTTTGTATCAGGCTCATAGTCTGATAAGTCATTGCTACGCTCCGCATAGTCAAATTTTTGCTCTAACGCACTAAAAATAGGTTTTCTTAACGCCATTACGTCATCTGGATTTGGGCTGTATATGTCGATTTGCACCATAAAATCATCTAAATCGCCATCTACTAAAGCAGAATTTGGCGAAATATTAATGAATTGATAGACGATAACAGGGAATTTCTTATTGGTGACAGGAATAAACCCGTAAAAACACCGATTTTCAACAAGTGGCGCTAGCGCCTTAAAAATATCTTGCTGTATCATTTCCCTGCCTCGCTCTCTATTCCATCTTTTAACGTTTTGATGATTTCTGTCGCAGCCTTTTCTTTT